TGATGCTAACAATATGTTGCTCGGCAACTGTGCCTGCATTACTAAGTGTAAATCTATAAGCTGATCCATTGAATGTTGCACTGCCTCCACCAGTTCCTGATGAACTAGATATTGTATTTATAAAGAAACTACCTACTGACTGTACCTCTTCCCATGCTGATGCTGTTCCATCATACACGAGCATTTTACCTGAGCCAGTATTAAAGAATAAGTCACCAGTATCGTTATTACTTGTAGGGTTCGACGAGCCAACTCTATATCTTTCGTTGAAATCATTGATGTCTCCACTAAGACTAACTAGGTCACTTTCTGGTAGTGTCGCTTTGTGGTAGTTATATGTCTGACTAGAGCCAGTCGATGTTACGATAAAACGTATACCTGTAGCTATAGTAGAACTATGAAAGTTAGAAGGTATGTTGTTTATTGTAACAGTTGTACCACCTACAGTTCTAGCTGTTGTACTTGAACCACTACCGTTTACTACAATACCGGCTGCGTCTGCTATAGATATAGCTACACCAGATGCTGGCTGTGTATTAGGAAAAGATTGGTCATCAGCTATAGCCTCAAAACCACCGAATGGTTCTAGCTGTGCAGCTACGTAATCAACAATAGCACCAGAAGTTGGTAGCTTAGTATCGTCGTCTGTAACTGTAGTCTGTTTTAAGTCACTAGCTAACTTTGCAAGTGTTACGTTGCTGTCAGCTATCTTGACTGTTGTTACGTTTGCATCTGTAATTTTAGATGTTGTAACAGAGTTAGATGCTAGTTTTGCATCTGTAATGTTTGTGTCAGCAAGTTTTGCTGTGGTTACTTGACTGTCTGCTAAATGAGCAGTATCAATAGAACCATCAACATAGTGCTCTGAATTAATAGAGTCATCGGCTATCTTTGCTCCTGTAACTGCGTCTGCTGCGATGTCAGCTGTAGCTACAGAAAGATCTACAATGTTAGCACTTGCTACAGTTATATCTGTAGGTAGTGTGCCACCAGCTAACTTTGCCATTGTTACAGCATTGTCAGGTATCTTAGCTGTTGTAATTGCGTTGTCAGCTATTTTAGCTGTTGTTACATTACTATCTAGTATTTTAGCTGTTGTTATAGAACCATCTTTTAAATCAGATGTAACTATAGTTTGATTCTGTTCTTCTTGTGCAGCATACAGAATCTGTGTCATGTTGTTGTTAAGATCGTCTGCCTTAACTGCTGACCCTGCTGTAAATGTAGCCTTAGCTGTGTCTACGTCTGTATCACGAAAGATACGTATAGAAGCAGGGCTTGCTGGTATGTTGCCTGATGTAAAGACAACATTACCACCACCTGTTGTTGTGTAGCTTGTTATATTATAGTGTGTACCTGATGATTTTATGACACCATCGACATCTACTTTAATATCTTCTACTTTATAAGAAGGGAAGGAAAACGATTTAGTTGCGTTTCCATCCCCAGTGTAATCTACGAATGTTGTTGCCATTATTTATACATTGAAAGGAGGTTTGTGCTTTGATCTGTTTTCCTTAATCTTTGGACAGTTTTTAATCTTTCTTTTTCTCTTAGTAATTGTACTTCTGGTAAAGCAGTCATTCTAGCCCAAGCTACATTTCGAGCATCTTCAAACAAATCGTCTATAACTTGATAATGATAGTAGTCTTTAGCTTCATATAAAGCTCTTTGACCAGATGCAATATCTCTATTCATCTGTTCTATAGATGCAAGTATTTTAGGGTTACGAGCAAGACGTTCTAATTTGACGTCTAGTCTTTCTTTACCTATTTCTTGTTGAAATCTAGATCTTAAAAAGTTTTCATCTGTTAAGTCATCGCCTTGTGGTGAATATAGCACTGATAGTCTAGCATCATATTTACTTGCAAACAGTAACTCACGACCTTTGCTAGGACTTAAATGGAAAGCGATAGGACTAAACATGTTATATGCTCGAGTCATGAAGTCATATGGATTAACAGGTTTACCGTCTAGTACACTATACTTAGTTGGTATCTTCTCACCTTGACCGGCAAATGCTTCTGCATATAAGTTTTGGTTACGTATACTATCCTCGATACCTGAGTTAAGCTCTTTCATGTATGGGTTAAATAGTTTACCTAAGTCACGTCTTAACGCACCTAAACCTAAAGCATTGTTCATAAGACCACCAGCTATTCTAGCACCTTGACCGGGTTTACCTCCAACTAAATCAGCAAAGCTTTGTAACCCTGATATGTAAGATTTACTTGTTACACCTTGAGATACAAGAAGTGACACCTTAAGTAAGTTGTCTTCTGTCCACTCTTCACCCATTAATAAACTAGCGTCACCTATATCAGCAACAGTAGACATAATTAAGTTAAAAGGTTCAAATGAGCTATAATCTACTTGTATATCACCAAATTTTATAGTGTTTGGTTTATAGCCTGCGTCAATCCAACCTTGTCTCATTTGTCTGTCTACAGGACCGTTACCAGTCATTTCACCACGCATCCACTTTTGGCTTGCCATAAATACTAATCCAGCACCCATCGCTAATCTACCTGTTTGTAGTGCTTTAGCATTAAATAACTCTTGGTCTGATGTAATACCATATTTAGAAGCTAGCTCAGGTGTAAGCTGTCCGGGTCTAGCAAATGCTATATCATTAAATTCTTTAACAAGAAAGTTAAATCCGGGTGTATGTTTTGCAGTTAGTGCTAATCCGTTTACACCTGTTCTCGCAAACAAGAAAAAAGGTTTAGCCCATGGGTTCTGTTGGAATACAGAGTTTAAGCCTGCTGCAAATCCAGTTAAGTCTTGTGTAAGTGTAACTTCTTTACGTGCAAAGTTTGCAGCTTCTTCTGTTACGTTACCGTTAGCATCAAATATATCACGCTGAAACTTGTTCTCGTAATTTTTGATAAGTTCTGGTGTTATTTCAATATTATCTGATAATGCTCCAGCTGCTTTAGCATCCATAGCACCCAATAGTGCCTTTTCTCTCATCTTAGCACGACCTATAATATATGCAAACGCATCGTCAGTCGCTGCCATAAGTTTAGTAGAGTATGTCAAAAATCTATTATCATTCATAGATCTTGCTATGTTAGCAATAAAAAATGCAGCTTTATCTCCAAGAGTTGCGTCAGGACTATCTTCTGCAAATCTTCTAAGTATTTCCCAGTTATCGTCTCCTTGTGTATAGTCAGAGAAACGTGTTCTAGCATTTGCTATTTCACCACTCCAGTAACCACCAAGTCTAGTTTTAAATAACTCAAAAGATTCTGGTATAGCTTCTATCATAGCGTTCATACTAGCTAAACCTGTACGTATTGTGCGACTGTCACCAGTAAATGGGTATCTAAATACTGCACCTAGAGTTGTTGCCATAGGTCTAGTAAACGTAAAAGCTGATGTACCAATTATAGCACGAGCAGATGTCTTAGGTCCACTTAATACACTGTGTGAAAATACACCTTCAAGTTCTCTAATAAGAGCACCTTTCTGTTGTTTACCTTCAATAACACCACCTTTTATCATCTTTCTCGCCCAAGCGTTAAAGTCATCTATATTATTAACAGTCTGCATAGATGAAAATGCCTCAAATAAAGCCATTAACATATCTGGATCGTCGTCAGCAATATCTAGTATAGCTTGTATAGACTCACGAGTGTCTACCATTTCTTTGCTAAGTGTTTTCTTTAGATAACTTCTTTTCTGACCCGCCTTTAGTTCTGCAAAGTTTTGTGATTTGATAATTCTAGCTTTTTTAACTTCAGTAAGTAAGAAAAACATTGTATCTCTTACCTGTTCTAGTGGTCCATCTACGTCTCTTACATCTACAAAATCAAATATTTCTCTGACACCAGTGCTTAAATCACGCACTTGCTGTAACAAAGTACTAATTAACATATCAGCTACAACAACATTTTTACTTGTAAGTGTCTCGATTGTATCAACTAAGTTACCATCTATGTCAGTAAGATCATAAGTATCTCTAGATTGGAATAATTCTTGTACATAATCTGCGGTTGACATCTCAGCTGCATTTCTACCAGCTGTTATACGCTGATGTGCAGCTATAGAATCTCCAAAAGCATCTACTAATGATATTTTCTTTTTGTTTACATCATCAAGAATCTTTTTAAATTTATTATTACTGTACAGTTTTGATAAAATATCCTCTACAACTTCTTCAGTGTAGTCAGTATACATAGCACCACGCTCTCGTTGCATCGGTCTTACCAAGTTACCAGCTGATCCTTCTGCTGCATCAAACTCATTACGTATTCTTTTCTGATTTGTAAATACATCATAAGGGTCATCTACTGATAAATGTGCACCTTGATGTGAGTCTGCTAAAGGTCTATTTTTACTTGCTCTAAAACCTTCTTCGTATGCTCGTAATTCGTCTAAACCTTTTTCTGTTGTTCCGCTAATGATACTTTTATTACGTTTCTGTACCATTTCTACGATAGGTTTTGCTCCTTTACCTATAGCTAAAGCAACACCGTCGAATACAAGACCTATTCCCATGCCTTCTACGATGTTTTTAAATTTCATCATAATAGGATGGTCAGCTTCTTTTGTACTCAGTGGTGTATCTATAAATCCATAGTGATCTCTAAGTGAACCTAAAGCATTTTCTGCATCAGACTCTTTAGATACAAGGTCAGATATAGCACCTATTCCAGCTGCACGTACAAGACTGGGAGCACCTAATAATTTAGTAGCGGCTACACCAGCTATAGGTATACCAGCAGCAACTGCACCTTTTGCAGCTAATACTGTACCAGCAGCTAGTGTACCAAAATGTACCGTACCTCGAGCTAGCTTACCCCACCATGTTTTTGTAATGATTGGGTTATCGTAAGAGTTAAAAGGAGACCAGTCAGGTTTATAGAATCCCTGCTCTCTTTTCTCCTTTAGCATATTACCATTTACAGCGTCAATAGTACGCTCAGGAAATGTAGCAACGGAGGAGAGAGTATCTTGTATTCCACCTGTAACAACTGACTGTAGTTCTTTAGCAACAGCTTTCAGACCCCATCTTTCTGCATTTCTAGGGTCATCTAGTTCAGCTTGTGTTTGCTGATCTTCTTCACTAATTGTTTGTTCTACTTGTCTAGCTTGTTCAGCCTGATCTATTTGTTGATCTAACGATTCAGCGGCGTTTAAGGCAGGCGACGTATATGACGTCTCTACATTATACTGTTCTTCTTCGTTCATAATTCCTCATTCATAAGTTCTTCAAATAACGTGAAGTTTATATATTTAGGTTGATTTACACCTTTAAAATAATTAACATCTAATCCTATAGATTCTGCAAAATCTTCACTTACATTAAACTGAGAATTAAAGCTAGGATCTAATCCCCAAAACATTTTGTCATTATATAACTGCCTATCTCGTAAGGCATCAAATGCTTTCTTTTGAAACTCTGCATCAAACTTACCATTCCGGAAATCAAGGTCTCCAAACTCTTCTCCTTCGTTAGGAACAAGAGAAAGCAACTGTGATTTAGTAAAACCAAAAGCTCCCAGACCTGATTTATGTCCATACCCATTATCCCAAGCTGCAATTACTTGTGGGAATGTAAGTTCTTGTAAGTTGTTTATAGATGTTCTATTCTTACCAGCATCAATAGTATTATATCTTTCGTTTGGTAAATCAGATCTAAGATATGCGTATCTGCTGTGATTAGATTCATAATACCAGTCAGTATTCTCACCTAATTCATAAAATCCTCGTATAGTTTTACCATTTGTAGGTTTATATAAAAACTTTTCAAGTGTAAAAATATTATCTATATTATCTTTTTCTGGGCTAGTTACTTTAACATCTTTAGGTAGCATGCCAAGCTTGTCAAGACGCAATAGCATCAGTTCATGGCTACTATACCCCGGTAGATCATTTGCTATCTTAGCATAGTAAACAGGAAATGTCGCCCCGGGCACATTATTGATATAATCGAGAGCCTGTTTAGCTGCTCCTAGATCTTCTCCCTTCCAGTACTCAGTACTATTTAGCATCTGTACAGGATTTGCATTTACTTCACGTAAAGTATTTAACAAATCTCTATCTAGCTGTGTTTTAACGGATCTTGGTTGAGACCGTTTATAAAATAGAGTATCTTTATAATCGACACGTAATCCGTCTGGACCTTTTGCATTACTTATAGCTTTAACTTTTGCTAATGCGGCAGCAGCTGCATCTTCTGCACTACTTGCCCCGGGTAATGCTTTAAGAAATTCATTACGAAAATATTGTTTAGCACTTAGCTGAACATCTTTTAAGTCATCAACGTGGAGTGTTTTAGTTTTACCCGCATCTCCAAATAAACTTCTGATATCAGCATCAACTAATCCTTCGTAATCGCTTACAACATTTTTGTGAGTTACTAATCCGTTTACTTTGTTAGCTTCATCAAGAGCCTGCTTACGTATAGACCCAGTATTGAACTCGCCTAATCTTATTGATAAGTTATTTAAAACATCAAGAGGATTCTTTTGTAGATCTTCCATAAACTTAATATAAAGTTCTTGATCGTCTTTTTCTTCCCATACTAAATGTTTACGTAGGTTATCTAAACGTTTATCACCTATAGGTATATTATGTTTAGCACTAACTGCTAGTAAAGCTTTATTTCTATCAGCTTTAGATGGCATAGAATCTGGATTAGTGGTAACCTGATTGAGCTTTTCTATTTCTGCATCTACGTCAATAGCTATTGCGTTTGACTTTTCAGCTTCTCTGTTGAGCAACTCTTGTCTTCCAGCTTTTAATTTAAGTCCTCGTATCTGTGCAACAAATGCCTTACTATTAGCATTAAGATCAGCTAGTTTTATTTCTTTATTAGTAGACCTATGAGTCATTATTGACTTTTCTATTGCTGTAAGATCCGTAACTTTAATCATATTTTTTTCTACAAGATACTCTAAATCAGTATATAACTTACGAAATACACGTGGATTATCTTTTAT